CAGCACCTTTTGCAATAGCAGAAGAAGCTTCCATAATTACAACTGAATTTGCGAAGGCAATTCTAACGAAGTCATCAGCAACAAAAGAGTTCTTTTTAACTTCATATAATACAACGCCAGCAATATCATCAGAAATTGCAGATGCTTTATCAACAGTAATTACCTTACCAGCGGTATCAGTATAAACTACAACCGAACCACCTGTTAAAGTGTTTACAGATGAAGAGTCAATTTTAACATTTAAAACATTTGGATTTGCTGACATATCCAAAATGCCCTTCTCTGTACTTTGTGAGAATTGATTTAATTCTTGAGTCATTTTTAAATAAATTTAAATTAATTAATAGCTTTTTGCGGTGAACCATATAATGCCTTACCTAGTGCAAATTGCGATATATCAGTTGATATTTTAACTGATTTTTTATCTGATGAGTTTTCAATTACTGATCTAGCATTTTCTAACTCCTCAAAATCTTTTGAATTTTTTTTAATTTCTTTTTCCTCTTCTTCTTTCTCTTTTTCCTCATTAACTTTAATTTCTTCTTTTTCTTTTTTAGCTAGCTCTTCATCTTCTTCATTTTTTTTGATTTTAGATTTATAGGCAGATGCTAATTCTTTTACCTTAACCATTTTGCCATCAATCTCAAATTCATCGTCAGCATTAACTTTAGCCTTTTCTTCTTCCTCTTTTCTTTTCTCTTCTTCTTTGGCGTTTTTGTAAGCTTCGATCATTTCACTCACTGGAATAGTTGAGCCTTCTTCGATTTCAAACATTGCATTTTCTAGTGCAATTTCTTTAGTTTCTACGGAGTTTTCTTTTTTTTCCTCCTTTTTAAATTTAAATATAGTCATAACTTTGTTTTTAATTGAATTTTTTAAAATTAATGCTTCCTCATAGCGAGGTTTGTCAACAATAGCTAAGTGAATAGCATCACCATCAACAATTTCTTTATCATAAGGAATATTATGATAAGTTCCACCAACTGTATACTTAGCGTAATATGCGCAGCTTACAGAGTAATTTTTATTATTTATTAAATTTATTGCTTCTTCATTATTTACTGTAAAATCACACCAAGCCCAACCATCTTCAAACCATACTTTGGAAATATAGCCTACAATTTGATCTGATTCATTTTCTGATAAGTCTTTATGACCAATAACTACATAAGCACCTTTAAATTTATCTGCTATGTTCATTAAATTTTCTGGCTTAATTAAAACCATTTCCTCATCATACTTAACAACGCCAGCTTCAAGAAATCTGGCTTTATAACTTTCTGCTTTCAGGATTGAATTTTCTTTTTTCTCTGTTTTTTCTATCACTCTTTTTGACCAAGTTAAAATTGCACTATCTCCGCCCCACCCAAGCCAAGCAACATATCCGTTATCTTTCCAAGGGCTATCTTTAAATTTAGGATTAATAGTTTTATTCTTTTCATGTCTCTCAAATTGAGAAATTCTTTTAATTATATCTAAACTTAATGGCTTACCACTGGCAATTTGTCTTGCCCTAGTCCAGCCAGTTTGAGTCATTCCTTTAACTTCATCACCATACTTCTCTTTCCAATCTAAAACCTTCTGAGCATCTTTTATTGCACTCTTTGGTGGTGTCCTGTCTAAATCAGTTAGTTCAACCATTAATTTTCAATAATAGGAATAGCAACGCAACGGCAACCAAAGGCTTCACCTGGATTTGCACGGCTTCCTTTTTCTTTGTTTTCTATTGGGGGATTATTAAATGAAAATACTTTATTGTTAAGCTCTCGATGATCCTCTCTTACTCTTCCGTCCCTAGAGGTTGACCAACGATATTTTATTATACCAAGTTCTCTATACTTAGTTTCTTTATATTTAGAGGTTAATAAACTTATCTCTTGTTTAGCAAGAAAATTAGCTTTATTTTTACTAACTTCAAACTCTTTTTTTATATCATCTCTTAGAGTTTCAGCCCTTATGCCTTCAAAAACATTAGCCTCAACTTTCTTTCTTAACTTTACAATTTCATTTTCTGTAAAGTCTTTTATAAAGAGTTGCATATTATTTATAAACTCTTTAGCAATTACTTCCTTTTGAGTTATATTTGGAGTTATGGTTATTCCCATAACTTTTGCAACATCTTTAATTAAAACATTATCAATATTATTTAATATGTCAAGATATTTATTATTTAAATCAATATTATTAATGGTTTCATCAATATTTACACTATCTAACTTAGTTAATAAACTTTCTGCAAGTCTTTTGCTTGCTAGATTAGACCTTCCAACCTCTAATTGCAGAGTGACAGGGAGTTTATTTATATCAACCCTAAAACCTTTTATCCTTTTATCGAATTTAAAACCTAATTCGTTAAATTCTTTTATGATAGATGAATTAAAAGAACCTTTAACTATTCCTTTGTTAAGCCCTATTTTACCAGATTTTAAGGCAGATTTAATATGAATTAAGCCATTATAATATATCTTTTGATTTTTTTCTAATTCATCAAGTAAAGGCTGTAATAAATCTTTCTTTAATATATCAAAGATTTCTTTAGCAATTATATTTTCATCTTTAACTCTTGGCGATATAGGTTTTAAAGTTTTAACCATCTAATTGAGTCATTAAGATATTATTTTTATTAATTTCCTCAATAGCTTCTTCGCTTGTAATTAGTCCACGATCTATTAATGAAATAATATTATTAATCTTAGTGTTATTAACATTAGCTTCTTGCTCTGCTGTTAGTTCTCTTAATGGGTAATATTCAATTACTATATCATCAGGAGCAAAATCAAATAATTTTTTAGAACATAATCTAACTATTTCACTTATTACTTTATTTTCTTTTCTTCTAATTTCTGCCTCTATCATAGCGTTATAATTTTCGATAGAGTCTTGACCACTAGAAAAGCCTGTTGCAGATTGTCCAAATAGCTTATTTACTGGCATTTTAACATCGCCAGCAATGGCAATTCTTATTTCTCTTAGTAGTTCTGCTAATCCTGCGAATGTTTGTGTTTTTTGCTCGTAATCATCATTTTTATCTTTTACAATAGCATTTTGATAAGATTTAACCTGATTCATTGTTTGAATTGTTTTTAAAATCTTATTAGTTCCATCTTTAGTCCCTAACGCTTCATTTAGTTTATTTATTCCGTAAACATCTATCTTTGCTTCATCTAATAGATCAAATATTACATTATTGTTTTTAAGATACTGATTGAAGCTTCTTATAATTCTTTCTACTTCTGACATTCCCCAACCTCTTAATTGAGGGCGGATTAAAGAGGGTGCTTGCTTACCACTCATTTTTAATAATCTTGATTGGTCAAGCTCTATGCCATAATAATAAAATTTAGCTTCTCCGCTAAAGTTAATATATGGCTTTTCTTCTGTGTAAGCTCCTGTATTAGCTCTGTTTAATTCCCATAAATCAGCAGCATAGAATTTTAAAGGTGTGTTTTTATTTACTTGGTCAATAGAAAGTGGCTTATTTGCTTTTCCTATTGTATTAATGATTATCCCAGAGCCACCAAAAAGCCTTTTCCACTTTTCAGCTTGTTTTATAGTCTCATCAATTCCTTCATCTGAAATATATTTTTGTAAATCTTTTATTTCATCATGTCCTAATTGATCTGACTTGATTTTAAATCCTCCTTTATAAGCATCTTCCACTGGTTGATCTATTAGTGTTTGGATAATGCCATAAGTTGTATAAGCATAGGAAAGGGTTGACCTATCTGTTGATACTAAATAAGTTCTATTGTTTAGCCTTAGAGTTTCTGCACTTGATAGTTGTTTATTGGTAGATAAACCAAAAGCAAGATCAGTAAGACCATTTAATAAATAAGATGCTTCGTAAGATTCTTTTTTCTTTACCATCAAGAATATTGATTAAAATCCCTGATTGTATTATATAAAGAAAGGTTTTATTGTCAAGATTTATTATTTCAAGTAATAGCCTAATCCTTGTAATTTTTTTCGGATTAGTACACTTTAAGGTTGATTAAATAGAAAATCAAGAATTATTATCAAAAAGGCTAATTTGATTATCTTCTTCTGGCTCTATTATATCGCCAGTTATTTCTAATATTGTATATTTATCACTATTAGGCACTATGTCGTGATTTTCGTCTAGGTCATATTCAAATTGAAGTTTACAGGGTATTCTAACACCAGCATAAAGGTTCTTTATTTCTCCTTTTCTTACTTTAGCCAAAAAATCCTCATCATCAATTTTAGCCTCAATTTTTTTATTATAGATAAACTCCCATTTTGATTTGCCTAGTAAATCAGGCTTCTTTAATGGTAAATCAACATCAATTGGTTTATTTGTTATTGTTTTTGCTACTGGGTTTTCATCAATTACACTTGTTGCCATATTTTCGTATTCTGATTTATCAATTTTTACCTCTCTATCTTTTGTTTTTACAGATAGATAGTCCCTATCACCATTAGAAATATTATTGGTAATATTAACGACTAAATTATCAATTCTATTGTCTTTGAAGTAGGTTTGACCAATCTTATTAGGTACTTTCAAAATCTCGTCTTTTTGATTTTGAATTGCCATTTCATCATCTTTTGTTTCTATCTTCTTAGCCTTCTTGCCCTTTAAATGTTGTTTGATGAGAATAAAATTTAAGAATCCTTGTATCACATTGCCAGCAATAGAAGAAACAGCTAATAAATCAGGTGAGTATTTTGTAATGACATCTATTACAGTTTGAAAGCTACCCTCTTTATTTGCTTTAATTTCTAGCTTAATAAAACAACTAGGGTCAATAGCATCTGCACTAGCTTTAACAAGTGTTACAGTATCATCAATAGATTTTGTAAATAATTCAGCATCTATTGATTTCTTGCCAACGAAACTAACTTGAAAATCTTCTATGCTTTCTAAAAATTCTGTTGGCTTCATTACCTAATCCTTGTAATTTTTTTAATAACTTCGATAACTGCTACAGTTGCGTCTCCAAAACTGTAGCAGTTACGTAAGGAATCATTTCTCCTTATTAGGTTACATATAAATTTTTAAAATTCAATGTATAATTTAATACGACCGTATTTAATTGTGTGTTCTATTATATTATACTTGTATATTCTTGTATGTCAATACCTTTTTTCTAAGTCTATAATAGCCTAATCCTTGCAATTTCTTCAATAATTTTGGTGCCTCGTCATGGGCTTCTGATCTTAATTTCATCCTTTCATATTCTTTCTTATTGTAATTTTCTATCTCCAGTAAGTCATTAAATACTTCTTCCAACTCTTGAGGAAATATTAAAATTTCAAGCTTTAATATTTCTAATAATAAGAAATAAATTATTAAAATAAACTTCTGACCATCTACACCACTTGAAAACATTTTTTTTATTCCTAAGTCTTCATTAAGTCTTGAGATTGTGTTTTGCATTTTTACTAATTGCTTCTTGTTTTTTGGATCAAGAATTTTAATAATTTGATCTTCAACAATTTTTAGTTTTTCTTCTCTTGTAGATTCTTCTTTAAAATCTATCGCATATATTATTACAAATCTTAATTGAATAAAGATAAAGGCTTTTTCTATTCTTATGTTTACTGATTTATTTTCTATTATTTTTTCTGATTTATAGGACATTATTAATTATATTGTAAATAGCTTGCCTACTAACTCCAAATTGTTTAGCAATCTCATTAACTGTTTTATATTGATATAGTTTTATTATTTCTTGGTGATCCAATATAGGAGGTTTACCAATTTTTTTATTTTGTTCTGGTGTTAGTTTCATTTTAAAAATCTATAAAATTTTCTATTGTAGAATTGTTATTTTTAAATATTTCTTTCGCTTTTTCTATTGAAATTTTTGGTATTATATTTGATTTAAATTTGTTGCAAACATTACAAGAAGCTACAAAATTAGTAATATTATCTTCCCCACCTCTTGAAAGAGGATGAA